GTTGGCGGAATGCGCTCTGGTTGTAGTACCATTCGGCAGCGCTGACGGACTTGCTCCACAGGCTCATATACATCTGGAGCACGTTTTCAGCCACAATCGTGTCCGCGGTCTGCCCGTCTTCCGCGGTAGCGGAAATCGACGGCGCGCCGGTAAACGCTCCGAGGGGTTGACCGACGCCGGTGCCCCAGAACAGGGTTTCGGAAACCGTGTCCGCAATCGCCTCCGCATGCTTTTCCAAAAGTCGCGAACCGAAATTCGGCGAGTCCTGGAGAAGTTCGGCGGACGCCACGGACAGGGCGGCAATCTTGTGGGGCCGAAGCGTAATCTGCCGGAACTTGAGATCGGACGCCGTAATGCTACCGCCCTCCTCGACCCAGTAAGCGACGACGCCGGCGTATCGATACGTTGCGGACGACTTGTCATGATCGATCATGCCGTTCATGGTAATGCTGTTGCCTGAGATTGTAACCCGGTCGCATTTGCCCATGACGCCGCTGCCTTCGGTCATGCGCTCAAGCATGCGATTGCTGTATTCGGGCGGAATCAGGAACCCGCCATCCGCGCCCGGATCGGTAGCCGCGGCGCTCAGAATGGCGAGGCGTTCGTCCCGAGAATTCAGAACCTCGTTGTCGCGGACAACGCGGGCAAACTCGCCATATGTCCGAAACCCGCGCGTCGGATCATCCAGGACGCGTTCGTGGAGCCCGGACGACACCGCCCGCTCGCGCATGGGACTTGTGGGGGAATCGCCGGGGCGTGGAGCGGATAACGCCGCAGCGCTTGCCGCGGCGCGGGCGGCAATCGCGGACCGCGTTTCCTCCGACGCCTTCGCCGCGTTCAGTTCCGCCTGCAATTCGGTCGCCTTGGCGTCGAGGGCAACGAGTTCGGCGTCGTCGTTAGGCCCCGCTTCGGCCTTGGAAAAGAGCTCATTGATTTTGGCGTTCACGTCGCCAAGTTCCTTCGCAATCACGGAAAAAATTCGCATCCTGTTTCCTCCTTTTATTTGGCCCGCTTGAGCCTAACCATTGCCTTGTCGAACGAACCGACCTCGTCGATCAATCCGAGAGCCTTAGATTCCTCCGCGCCGAATACGCGGCCGTCACTTACTTTTTCGAATTGCGATTTCGTCATTCGCCGCCCCACTCTGACGGCGGATTCAAAATGTGCAAAATGCTTATTGACCAAGTCCTGCCAGTAGGCTAATTGCTCTTCCGTGACCGGCGCGCCGTTCTCTCCGGCGCCTTTGTATTTCCCGGTCGAAATGATGTGGACCTTAATGCCTACCATTTCCGCCGCGCCCGACGTATCGACAATGGACGCATACGTCCCGATGGACCCGGCCATTCCGGTACGATTCATCGTGACATGGTCCGCCTGGCTCGCCGCCCAATATGCGGCGCTTGCCCCCAAATCCGCGATATAGGCATGAATCGGTTTTTGCGCATTACGAATGTCGTCTCCGAGTTCGGCAGTTCCGGCGCTAGTCCCGCCGGGGCTGTCGATGTGGATCATAATGCCTTTAACGTTCGGGTCGGCGTCAGCGTTCCGAATCGCCGCCCTTGCCCACAGGCTAGACGTACCGCCGTATTTGCTCCATCCCTTCATCAATGCGCCGTCAAGCGGAATTACGGCAATTCCGCCATGCATTTCATACCCGGTCCCGTTATAGTTGCGTTGCGCACGCGAGACGCCTGGCGCAACCACGCCGGCGCGAATCGCCTGGACCATGGAGCGGATCCAGTCCGCATTCGCACACCACATGTCCAAATGCATCGCCGCGCATTTAGGATTGTGCATTCTCGTTTCCCTTTCCGCCGCTTACGCTATTCGCAAATTCGGCAGGCGTCATATTGGATGGAACAAAATGCTTGTCCCCGCCGTCTCCTTCAATCGGATTCATGTTTTCCAATTCGCGGATTTCATTTATTGATAGCGCGCCAACTGAAAACTGTTTGATGTAAAATTCGGATCGTGATCGCTGATCGCCGCGCAATAATCCGTTTACGAGATGCTCCGCGAAATATTCCGTATCATCCGTAAATAGCTTCCGTGCAATCTCCTGCTCCCACCGAACCAGCCACGGCATGAGCGTGTCTGTCAGGTAATCCGTATTCTGTGCATCAAGCGTTGACCAACCTTGCGCCCGGACAAGGTATTGTATTTTATGTAACGGCATCCGGAACCAACGAGCAATTTCTTCGACGGTAAACTGACGCGTCTCCAGATATTGCGCATCTACAGGATTTATCGAAATCGGCTCGTATTTTAGCCCCTCGGGCAGTACTGCCGTTCTTCCGGAATTCTGGCCGCCATATGCTTCCTCAAATCCCTCCTTAAGAAGCCGTTGCGCTTCCAGAGTAATTTTGCCAGGAGCAGTCAAAATGCCGCCCGGGCGACCTCCGCGGGCAAACAAGTTTCGCCCGTACGTCTGTGCGGACCCGGCGAACTCCATAGTCTCGCGCGACAAGCCGGCCACAGACATACCGCAGACGCCGTCGGGGGAAACCCCGTGGATGTGGATTATGTCGGCGTCGCGAATGATTTTTTCGCCTTCCGGAAGTCTCGCCACATACTGTACGCGCCCGTCGACGGCGGGCTCAATCTTGACTGTCTCCGGATGGATCGGAACCAACATGTACGGCGCGCCATTCCCGAGTCGCAGAATTCGCGCGTATCCGTTCCCCCAACCCAACGCATACCGCGTCAATGTCTCGCGGAAGGCCATAGACGAAATTGACGGATGCGGAGATTTCGCCAACAAGTCATACATCGGATTTTCCGGCGCGCGCTCTTTCCCCCGCGCGAGCCGGCGGTACGTGATTAGCGGAAGCTTTCCGATATCCTCGCTAATGTTGCGAATGCATGCATAGTATGCGGCAATTCGCATAAATTTGTCGTCGTTTAGTAGCGGGGCGGAACTCCAGGCGCTACCGCTTGAAACGGAGACAAACCCCTGAGCGTCTCCGGTAAGCGCGCCCCAAGCATTTTTCATGCGCTCAAAAAAACCCATTTCTGCCCGCCTATAGTATCAGGATTCGCCCGTCAAATACGTTGTTTTCCGCGTGCATGGCTCGACCGATTCCCATGATTGTAGCCACGACGCCGTCAATTTTTTCGGCAGATTTTTTCTTGTCAGGGACTATATTTTCGTTCGCGTCGACCCTGATTGTCACATTCCCCACCATCCATCGCATTACAGGATTTCCGCTGTGGCGAATCGTTTTCGCCAATACGCGACGCTCGAATTCTTTGCTGGGCTCGTTCATCGTAGCCGCGCCTTGGCGCATTTCTACCATGACAATCCCGTCCTCCTCCTGAAGCTCCTGCGCGATATGTGACGCGTTGTATGGATCGTATCCGATATCGATTAGTCTGTATTTTTTTGCAATCTCGTTTATGCGCTTACGGATAAATCGGTAATCGATTGTATTGCCTGGCGTTAATTCTATGTACCCCTCTCGTCCCCACTGCATATAATTCATTCGATTTCGCGTATCTCGATCTTTGGCGCAATCCTCCGGACACCAAAAATACGGTAGTATCGTATATTCTTCGCCATCAGAAAAAACCAACACCAACGCGCTCAAATCCGTTGTCTTCGACAAATCAAGTCCGGCGTAGCATTCGCATCCGGCCCATGCCTCCGGATCGATTTCCGCCGCGCAATCGTCCCATGAGTTTAACGACATCCAGCTAACCGCGTTCTCTGTCCAGATATTCAGCCTATACCGCTTAAACGTACTCGCTTTCGCTGGGGACGCCGCCGCCTCTTGCGCTGCCTGCGACATATCGGATTCTTGTATTGTTTCGCCCAGCGAGGGGTTTGCTTTCCGCCATGTCTCCGGGGCCGTGATATCGTCCTCTTTGCCCGCCGAATAGATTAGCGGGAAAAAAGCGTCGTCTTCGATTACGCCACTCAATATGTTTTTTGCATATTCGTGCTGCTCAAAACAAATTGACGCCGTATCCCACCCTGCCGTGGTAATTGAAAGCAGTAACGGCTGCCGTCGTGCTGCGCCACCGTACCGGAGAGCGTCCCATAATTCGCGAGTCTTTTGCGCGTGGAGTTCATCAAAAATCAACCCGTGGATATTGAGGCCTTCCGCCGTGTATGCTTCGGACGAAATAACGCGGATAAAGCTGTTCGTCGCAGGGAAATCGATTCGCTTTTTAGAGTCCGTAATTATTGCATACTTTGACAGTTGCGGGCTTGACCGAATCATGTTTCTGGATTCGTTGAAAACGATTTCCGCCTGCAATCGATCTGCCGCCGCGTTATAAACTTCCGCTCCTGGCTCTCCATCCGCCGACGCCAGGTATAGCGCAAGACCGGAACACAGCGCGCTTTTCCCGTTTTTTTTAGGAATCTCCACGTAACCGATTCGGTATCTGCGCGCACCGTCAGGGCGCTTCCATCCGAAAAGCGGTTGCAATAATTCTGTGCGTTGCCATTCTAAAAGCCTAAACGGTTGGTACGCCCACACGCCCTTTGATAGTTGCAAAAACCGCTCGAAAAATTCACATACGCGGTTCGCTGCATCCACGTCGAACCAACACCCATGCGTTACGGCAATCGCATCGGCCTTGGACTTGGTCCATTTTTCCGTTTCTTTTTTTTTTGCTACGCAAGTTTCAACCCCGCGAATTTAGCAAAATCGTCAATTCCGCACGCATTGGCCGTGCTCAGCTTTTCCCGGGTTACAGGCGTCATGCCTAGCTGCGACGCGAACCGTAACATTCGTTCCGCCGCCTGGTTTTTTACTCCAAGCAAAGGATGCTGAATCCAATTCCCCTTTTCCGTTTTTGTCACTGGGCCGGTTTTTTTTACCAGAATTGACATGCGGACAAACTCGCTCCATGCCTCGCAATATCCAGCAATTGCAGGCAGATATAGCTCTGCCAAGGCTCCGTTCTCGCGCAATTGCCCGCAGACGCGGACCCATTCGCCTTTCGCGATATCGTCAAGCGCGTCCGGTGGCGAAAGCTCTTCGCACCGGATATTTCGCTTCTTAACGACGTTTGGACGTCCTCGGGTCATTTTCTTCTTCCACCACCACCGCCGCCCTTGCGCTTTTTCGAGGCCTTCTTCTTTTTCGCGGCCTTCGATAAAAGACAATCCGGAAATTCTTGCCGGCATATTTTGCCGGATAGCCCCCCGCACTAATTATCGATTCATTGATGCGAGGG